CGTTGCTGGTTCATTAGAGAAAGTTCCTGCTAAAAGTAGGGTGAACAGCAGAACAAAGTTCTACTCCATCACCACCTGCAAAAGCTGCAGTGAACGCATTGTTCAATACTGCCGCTACCTTTTACTATTTTTAGTAGACGCCATAGATCTTGCTAGAGTCTTTTGTATATCTAGACGCAAGTCTGTCATACAAATTGTCCTCAATCGCTTCTTCAGTGATTGCGAACGCTAGCGCGATCGTTTCGTTAGTGTATCTTGCAGTGAACGTTTCTTGTGCATCGTCAAACTGAATGCCTTGGCCTTCAGGTTTAACTGCTGCATTTCCGAAACCAGATAGCATCACTTCTTCTTCAAACGCTCTGTCTGAAGATTCCGTATCAAATATCTCTTTTGTTTCATCTGCGTATTGTTTGTATTCAAGTCCAAATAGTGCATTTAGACCTGGCTCTAGTTCTTTAACTAGTTGTGCTCTTGATATTGCCATGTTTTCTTATCTCCTATTTAGATTGATTATGCGTATAAACCAGCTCCACCAGCAATCGCAACAACAACATTACCATTTGCAATAGTAAAATCTTTGTTCTCTAGATCGTTAGCGTAACCAATTAATTTAAACATTCCAGTTGCTGCCGCAGAAGCAATATTAAGTTTAGCAATTGATTGCCCACTTTTATTGTCTGTAGCTGTGTAGTTTAAAGTGTTGAAGTTGCTAGCACCACCGATTAAGGTTTGTGCAACAGCTGCATCCGCTTTTATTACATATTGTTGGAACGGGTTGTTCATTATAAACGCTGAAATTTCATTTGTTCCAGTGTTATAATCAACAGATGTAGTTTGACCTGCAACAATGTTATTGCTGAAAGTTGGTTTTCCCGAAGCGTCTACAAAGAATGCTCCGTTGAACACGCCGGTTAGAAGTGCATCGGCATTATTTGCCCATGCTGCTGCTCCTGCTCCGCCATCATCTGTTAGTGTAAAGCCAGCATCTTGTTGATAACCCTGATTGCCTGCATCTTGTGTAGACATTGGATCACCTTTATTAGATGCTACGCCTGGTGCCGTTTGGATTTTGTACTCCGCTTGACCAGAAGTAGCTGGAGTTTGTCCAACTGTATTGATCGCCTTAAGTCCAAATCCTACTGTACTTGCATTTGCCATAGTATTTGTTTCCTTTTAATGTATGTACAAAGTCCACATGGACTTCATACTAGTTAATTTATTTTGTTGGGTAGGAATTACTAAAAAATTAGCTTTTCTTTGAACCACCAAAAGTTACACGAGTCTGCCTCTCTTGATTGATTGGCATACTTGGGTGCTGTTCCTTAAGCAAATCGTTGTTTACTGCTTCGTCTCGTTCTTTAGTAAGTTTTTGAAAATACTGTTCTCGAGATTTTGCGATTCCTTCGGGTATCCTTGCTAGCACAAGGCCTCCTACACCTATTACACCGGAATATTTTCCTGATTTATGATCCATAGTTGGGTATGCAGAATCTGGATATTCGTCAGCTCTCACTAACTCCCATCCTTCTCTTAACCTAGCCGATAAATTTTTAGTATCGTCTTGACCAAGAATTTCTACTCTAATCCATCTATGTCTGAACCCTTCGGGCGCAGGTGGTGCATCAAGTGAGTTGGGTGGAGTCCAAGTTTTAGGTGCTTCAACCTTTGTTCTTGTTTGTACTCGCACGAGAAGTTTTTATTTGTTTCATTGTCCATATGCTTATTGTCCTTCCGTGATATTGTTTAATTGTTTCGTCATAGTCTTCTAATGGCACGCCTAATCTTTTAGCTATTGCTACCTGTGATGGCGAGAGTTTCACAGTTTTTTTGCTGCGTCCTGATTGAGCCGAACGTGATGCTGAAGCTACGGATTGAGCAGGTTTTGCTCTTTCTGTAGTATTACTTATTATCTTATCAAATTTATGGGGGAATTCAACTCTTATTCTTGTATCAACTTCCTCATAATATTCATCAGATTTTGGGTCATATCCTTCTTCTTCTACAAGCTTTTTATGTATATCAAAAGCTGTATAAGTCATAGCAGTGTCATTTCCAAACCAACCATTCTTACTAGCCCATTCTTCAGCCCTAGGGTCTGATTGTGGTGTAGTAGGTCGTTGTTGAGGATTAACCCTAACTTCTTTTTGTCTAGGCTCGTCTATTTCAACAACTTTCATAGATCTTAATCTAGCATTTTCTACAGATAGATTAGCTAACTGTTCTTGTGCTGCAATTTGTGCATCTACGTTTTGAGATTCAATAGCATTTCTTAAAGCTAATTTAGCTGCTGCTAAACTAGTTGTAACTCTGCTTTCAAATTCAGAAACATAAGATTTATCTAATTTAGACAATCTATTTTCTGCTTGATTTTTTTGCTGTGTAACTGATTGAGCATATGTAACAGCTTCTTCTCTCTGTCTTTCCGCTTCTCTCATTTTACGAGTTAGTTTAGCAATACGTTTTTGAACGCCTTCACTGTAATCTTTTAACTCATCTTTTTCTTCTTTTTTAGTTTCAAGAGGTTCAGTTTTTAGTTTCTTCAATTATCTCTTCAACTTCAATGTCTTCTTTTATTTCTTCTTGTTTTACCGCATCGCCTTTTTCATCAAAATTAATATCTGCGCCGACTGTTTCGCCTACGTCAATTAACTCTTCTGATGCTCTTATATCTTCTGGCATAGTTTTTCCTATGTTGTTAAATTAAATGAAGAACAGATTCAGGATCTTTAACAGTTCCCAAAACTTCATCATCGTTAAGTATTCTCACTTCACCACCTTCAATTGGTAATCTCGAACCCGCATAGCGAGCAAAAATAACCCAATCTCCTTTTTACACCAAGGCTCTCCAAACTTATCTTTATCCTTGTATGCTAAATCTCCCATCTTTAGAACATAACCACAGGTTGTAGCTATTCTTGCTTTGTCTAATGATTCTTGAGAAAATATAATTCCACCCGCTGATTTATTTTTGGGGTGAAAGGTAAAACTAAAAGTCTATATCCAGATGGAGTTGGTAACTCATCAACCGTTTCACTTCCAATATTTTCTGGAGTTAAGGGTTCCTGTTCTGGGGCTAAATTTTTATTCTCTTCTTCGTATTTGTCTTGAAGACCGAATTTAATCTTCGGCGCTTCCTTTTTTAATGTTGATAACGTTTCCTTGCTCATTTTTTGCTCCTTTGGATTTAGCAGGTTAGAGATATCCTGTAATGTTAGTTGTATTCCGTGTGCTTGTCCTACTAGATAGCGGTATTTTTCCATTGTGTCAACCCCTCCAGCTAAAAGAACATCGCCTATATCTTGTAGTCTTTGTTGTAACGCTTTTTGTGTTTTACTTATTATAGTTATTTCGTCCATTCTCTTCTCCTATTTTTTGCTATTTATCTTTATTGGTCCTTTTTTATCACATAATTTTGAGTTCCGCTAGCCCCTGTTTCTACTTCTTTTTCAAGTATCTAAATAAACTCATCTGTTTTATCTTTTGTAATTTCTTTTAAAAAAGCTTCAATAGCTTTAGTATCTCTCATTAACAGTTCCACGCTCTTAATGATTTATTAATTCTTGAATTAGGATCTCTTGCTGTTTTAGCAGAAGTAAGTTTCTTTTTCATTCCACCCATTCTAGCACAAAATGAAGCTCTTCTTGGATTGCCTACTTTTTTTGATGGTGCTTTTAAAGTTCCTTTTGTATAACTAGCTCTACCTTTAGCATTTAATCCACCGGACTCTGACTTACCTTCTTTTCTTTGCCATGCGGCAGTTTTAGGCATGAATTTTACCACATAGTTTACATCTCATGGGTTGATGTTTTCTCATCATGTCATCAGGACACAAACATCTTTTACCAAAGATTTTATCTACAAGTTTAGTAAATATAGTTCTGCCAATTTCTATTGGCCAATTAATAAATGATTTTAGTTTTTCCATTATTATTTCCTTTTTATTAGATCTGTTGCCTTAAGTCCATAGACGGATGCGATGACCCCAACAAAAATACTTTGATACCAAAATGGTAAATTTCCAAAGTGTACAAAGAATATCTCCATTTTCTCCATGTGTATAGGATTATCTGACCAGACACTCCATCCTAACATTACAATCGGGATCGACAATAAAATTAAAATAAATTCGTCTTTCCAGTCTGATTGTCTAGCTTCTAATAATTTTCCTGAATACTCTAATTCCCCGGTACTCATTTTTTGAGCATGTTTCATAGCAGCATCTGACATAAGCATTTTTGTCTGTTGCTTATTTTTGTAAATGTGACTTCCTGCAGAAACGGCTAATTTAATTGCCGATAACCACATATTAATACCAGGTAGCTTTTACAGGTTTCTTGTACAGCTCTCATTCTTTTAGTTCCTTTAACAGTCACAGTCTGTGATTCAGTATCACTAGTCATTTCGATAGTTTTACCGCCTGTTTGATAACCATCATGACCACAACCAAGTTCTTTTCAATCTTGACGTCGTCGTTCATAAATTTAGAGCCTCTTTGCCAATCTTTATCCATATTTATCTCCTTTTAGTTTATTATACTTAATTTTCTTAAAATTCCTACCAAAATCGTGTCTTTTACTTTGATCCGACATTGTTTGTTTAGTAAGTGAAACCCCTGCACGCATTTCAGCTAAATCTTCGTTCTGTTCTAGCTTTTCATCGTGTTGTTGGTCATTCATCATAGCTTTCATTGTGTCTAAATCAAGTCTTGATTCTCTATTCATAGCTTGTTCTTGATCATTTTTAGCTTTTATGTCCAATTCTCTTGATTTTAATTTAAGTAATGGATCACCACCTACTTGACTACTAATTTTATCTTCTTCTTTAGCATAGTCCATTGTCATTTCCGCGATTAGAACTGCTTTTCTAGATTCCATCATAGAAGTTAGTTGTTGAACCCTTTGTGAAGCTTGCATTGCTTGTGGATTTTGCTGCATCATTTGTGGATTTTGCATCATAGGTCCTAATTGTTGTTGGATCATTTGTAATTCTTTCATTTCTTCAACATATTCTAATTGAATTTGTTCTTGAGCCATTAAACTAATATGTTCTAATATATTTTTTGTAATCCCATCATTGCCATTGGATTATTTTGTACCATAGAGATTGACATGAAACTTAAGTGGGCATCGATATGTGCTTTGTGGTCTTGACCTGGATATGCTTGAAAAGGTTTACCACTAATAGACATAATATGTTCTAAACTTGGATCCATTGGTGTAGGTGTTTCAGGAGGAGGTAAAATTGCATTTACATTTTTTACACCAATCGCATCATACATAGATCTATAAGCTTGATATAAATTATGTAGTTTAGGATTAGATTGCGCTAATTGTAATTGAGTTTGTGCCATCGAAATTCTTTGTGTTTGAGAAAAAATATTAGGATCAGCAACAGGTAAGATATCTACATTATCATCAAAGTCTGCTACTTTAACATTTCTTGATGCACCGGGTACATCGTAAGGATATTCTGCAGGTAAGTAACTTTTAAATACTCCCGCTAAAATCTAAATTCATTTTTTAAACCTACATATAATCTTTTGTGTATCGCTGACATAACCCGCGATCCACGTTCCAATAACGCAACCGTCGTACCAACTGCCGCAGCCTGATTCATATCACCCACTTGCGAATCTGCGATGCTCGCGAACCGTTGTGCTCCGGCAACTACTACTCCCATTAATTGAAGTAAAGTTTGATCAGGTCCTTTAAAAGGTAACTGCATGAATTGATCTTTAATATTTCCACCAGGAACATCTACATCTCTAAATTCTCCAGGTTGTAAAGGTTGTGCATCGTCTCTCATTCTAACACCTCTAGTTTTAAAACCAGCAGGTAAGTTAGCTAAAGTCCCGGCATCTAATAATTGTCTTAAAGCAACTGTTGCAGTTCTTGACAATCCACCAATCATGTGAATTAATCCTAAACCATAAAAACCTAAACCAGGTAAAAATTTAAAGTGTACAAAATAATCTTTTTTCTTTTTCAAAGGATCTTGTTCGCCGTAGTTTCTTCTTATAGATAAAACTTTTGAGTTTGCTTCATCAATTGTAATTATATAAGGTAACTTAATTCCAGTGGGCTCACCATCTTCAGGATCTACATCTTCATGTCCTTCCAAATCTACATCAACATGCATTTCTAAAATTGTATACATGTCTTCTTGGCCGTTTTGTTGAATGCCTTCTAATTCTAATTCTTTTTGTTTTAATTTATCTTCTTGTATGGGAGGTTCTCCTAAATCAATGTCTTTATAGAAACCATTAATTTGTTGTTTTCGTAAATCATTAGGTGACATACGAATAACATGAATTACAGCTTCAGCATCTTCTAATGAAGTAGCAGAATAAGGTACTACTAAATCTTCAGCAGGAATAAATTTAGATACTGCTCTACCTAATAAATCATCATAATAAACTTTTTTAAAAGTAGATCCTGATAAAGGTAAATAGAATAACATTTGATCAAATTCAGGTTCATACTCTTTCATCTGATCCATGATTTGATAATTCATAAAATCTTTAACACGTTTTGATTGTTCTTCTTTAGCAACACTTGCATCACCCATAATTTGGGTTCTAACTGGACCATCCGCGGGCAACAGTTCTTTATAAGCTTGTGCTTGAAATTGTGTAACGGCTTCTGCTAAAACTAGGGTGAGTAACTGAACTTGCTCCTCTAAAGGGTTCTGTTTTAGTTACATATTTAAATCCTAAAAGATTTAAACCTTCTCTATAACTGTCTGCCCATTCTTGTCTTGATTGTTTATAATTAGTATATTTTTCCATTACTCGGATGCTAATGGATCTAAAACGTTGTCTTCTAAAAAGTCTGCTAAATTTTCAAAGTGGTCTTCACCACCTTCTGGATTAACTGCTGATGGATCAAAGTTAATAATTGCTCCACCATCCTTCTTCCATTTCAATTTCTGTTTTACCATCTTCACTTGTTTCAGTAACAGATTCTTGAGCATCAATAATTTCTTCTTCACCAGGAATTTCAATTTCCGTCATTGTATTGGGTAATGCTTTATCTATTGTAGCCATGGGGTATTCTATCCTCTCTCTGTAATTGTTTCAACACCTTCTTCAACCACAGTACTATCAGGTGTTTCCTTAACTGTCAAACTGTCGATTAATTCATTAAGCATTTTAGGATTGTAGGTAGTTTCATATTCAGTGTCCGCGGCAAACTGTAATATATCGGCTTGAGTTGCTATCGGATCGTCGGGTGAAAATTTTGCATTAGGATAAGGTAATATAACTAGTCTACCAATGGTTGGGTTAAATTCTATTGTTTTCATTATGCTCTGTCATTAGGGTCTCTACCTAATCCAGATTTACCAAAACCTGTAACGGTATTACCTTGACCAGAATCTCTACTATCAGCAGTTCTTTGAGCTCTTGCCATATATGCCTGTCGTGCAGCATCTGCTTTTTGTTTAGTAACTAAATCTGCTGCCATTTTATCTGCTTTAACTTTATCCTGTCCAATAGTTTCAGCTTTCTTTTTATTTCTGTTAAAGTAATCTGATAAAGTTCTAAAAGATGCGAAAGAACCGGGTTTAGCTCTATCAAATCTAGTAGTTCCAAAAGTATCACTTTCTTCATTACTGTCGTAAAAATCTTCTCCTTGATAACTTGGAGCATTGGGATTTCTTGTAATCATATTACCTAATATACTTGCAAGGCCTACAGGTAAGTTTGCCATTTTTCCAAGAGTACCTAAAGCAATATTTGCTCCTGCACCAATTCCTCTTTTAGTTTTATTAACTAAACTTTGATCGGGGTTTCCTTTGGACATAATATTTTTATCAAAAAATCCTGTTCTTGGGTTATCTATATAATTTCTGTTTTGATATAGATCTGAAAGTGTATTTGTTTTATTAGGTGCATCTATAAAATCATAACCAGGTTGAAAATCTAAATCTGAAAATCTGTTATCTTGAAATCTTTCAAGATTTTGTAATGCGTTTGGAAAACCTTCTGGGTTCATAATCATATCTTGGTAGCCTTTCAAGTTGATTAGAACGAGAACTTCCTAAAGCTGCAGCTATTCCATTTGTTGGAAAATCTTTTTGGACTGCATATCTAGAACTTGGATCATCACCATCAATTAACGATCCTTCCATAGTTCTAACACCTGGAGACATAATATTTGTAGCTGAATTAATTGTTCCTGTTTGATTAGGTAAAGCGTTTGCTGCTGATATTAAAAAGTTTCCATTATTTCTATTTGTTAAATCATTTACATCAATTTCAGATGCTGCGGCTTCAGACATACCAAAATTCATTCCAGACAATCTTTCAGCTAATGGACCTGCTGCTCCTATTGTTCTTTCTTTTAAACTTGAAAAAGGATTTTCTGCCATAAAAGCATCTTTATAACCTGATAAACCTGATCCAGGTTTCATTCTTTGGTAGGCTTGTATTCCATCATAAGGAAGACTTAAAGTTGCTGCTGCTGCAGGTGCTAACATATCTCTTAAAACACCACCTGGTAAATTTCAACTAAATCTTTTGTAGCATTAATATTATAATCTTTTTGATTAAGAGAACTATTTATTATACTTTGAAGATTACCTTCTGGATATGCTGCATTTATAATATTTTGTATATCACCACCGATTGCATAATTTTGTCTAGGTTGCATCATAGAACCAATTCCACCACCATTCATGTAACTCATAGGTTCAGAATCCATTTCCATTTCATCTTCCATTTCTTCATTTTGTTTTTGTAATTCTTTTTTTGCCATATATCTTCGAAGCATTGTAAGAGGGCTTAAGGTAAAGCCATCTGAATTATCAAAAAGATTTTCCGTTAATGGAGTATCTCTTTCAAAAATTTCTTCTGTAGTGTAAACTTCTTCGTCCATTAATAGTAAGTCCTGTTATGTGGTATTGAAACTTCGTCCTTTTCATCTTCAGGGTGACCAATAAAACCACCTTGACGAAATCGCATTACCGCTTGTGTTGTGCTATCCACCAAATCATCATGATCTCCATAAGGAAATGATGCACATTCTTCAATCACCTCATCAGCGAATTTTTCATCTGGCGCCCAAATTTTGCCAGACTCAAATAGAGGTGAACAGGCGTTTACCCTAGCATGTTTATCATTACCTTTACTAGGAGTGAAGTTTATAACAGGTATCCCCATCTTACGCAACTCATAAGTTAAGGGTAATCCACTTGCTTTAGCCTCGATGATAACTGTTTCAGGTTTCCAATAGTCATATTGTTCCTTGGCTTTTTTACGAAGTTCTGGAAATTCGAGTCGTTCCTTGACAGCGTCCAATAAAATTAAATTTGGAGCAGAGTCAGGATTTTCTGAAATACACCCAAGTAGTGATTGCAGAGTAATCGGCAGATTCTTTTTTAAGAAAAGCAGTATCATAAGATTGTATGACATGCTGTAGTTTTGGAATATAATCCCGGTCCCATTTCCGCCACCATTCCCTTTTGATTAAAGAGCCTTCTTCAGAAGTTGGGTTTTGCATCCATTGCGCGTTCCACTTACCAACCGATAGAGATGCTTTAACTCCTTCTAATTCTTCTAACTTCCAATACTCTGGCCACACAGCTTTACCTGATGGAAGGATTGCAGGAAATTCTATAAGTTCCCATTTATCTGATTTTAATGTTTTCTGACTTTTAATAACATCCCTGTTAGATCTTTCATGTTCCATCTAGTCATAACAACAACAATAGTTCCACCTGGTTGAAGTCTTTGACGTGGTCCGGATGTATACCATTCATAAGCACGTTCCATGGATGACATATTCAACGCATCTTGCTCCGAGTGAGGATCATCAATAATTAGTAAATCCGCTCCACGGCCCGTGATCGCAGATCCGACACCCGCTGCGTAATATTCTCCACCTTGTGCCGTCTCCCATTTTCCAGCGGCCTGACTGTCCTCCCTTAACCTTGTCTCGAATACTTGTTTATATTCTGGAGAGTCCATAAGAGTCTTTGCCTTACGACCAAATCTTATTGCAAGTTCAGTGGTGTGCGTGGATTGTATAATTTTTAAATTAGGTCTTCGTCCCACCATCCAGGCAGGTAATAGAAAAGATGCAAACTCTGATTTAGTATGCCTAGGTGGCATGTTGATAATAAGTCTTTTTATTTTACCATTTGCAATGTCATTAAATTTTTCTGCAATTTTTTGTGATGTTTACCTTCTATAAATTCAGGCCAGACATGTTTTACAAAAGTTAAGAAGTCATCGTGGACCTTTGTCTTCTGTTTTTTTCAGATAGTTTTATTGCATACTTTAAGAATTGTTTCTTAATGTCCGGGGTAATCTATTTAACTTCTCCTCATCCATATATTTTTTGTAATATTTTTGTAATATTTTTAGAACCTTTT